GCAATCTCAAAGTCAGCGGCACCTTCGCCGCCAGTAACGTCTACAGAGATAATCACCTTTCCGAATTGAGGAGGGTCTACTTCGTCTCCACCATATACAGAGATAGCTTCGATATTAGGAAAACGATTACGTAGTAGTATCTCGTAGTCACGTGTTGTTACTGCACGTTCTTGTACTTGAAGAGCCTTAGGTGCGAATGTTCGAATAGAGTCACCTGTCTCTGATATCATGCCACCAGCTGACGCTGTATTTACTGTAATCGATACACCAGCAGAACCCGCTATGCCATTACTTGTCATAGAGTTTACACCATTCGCATCTGGTCCTGATGTAATACGATACTTCGCTGTAATGGTATCACCTGCTGTAGGCTGTTTACCAAACTTGTCTTGTCCAAACTGTAGAGAGTATTTCTGATCTTCTTCTGGCTGGAGATAGAATACTTTGTCAGTAGCAGTAATGCCAAATATGTCTGTCTTATATACGTACTCTTCACCATTCACTTCTACGTAGAGTGAGCGTGTGTCTATCATGTTATTAGATAGTACTGTATCTGTAATGTCAAGTGTTTCTGTAAGTAATCTACCTTGAAATACTTCTACACCAGATACCGAATATGTGCGTGGTACGAGAATGATATCACCCTTGCTGTCACGTTGTAGTATCTGTGATGTGACTGCTGTATATGCTTTCTCTGTAAGGAAGCTGAATGTTGTGTTACCACACTTGCCGTTAATCTTCGTATCTTTTGGAATAATAAAAAAGTTTCCTGCTTGTGTAGCAGTAATGTTAATCGACACATTTGCTTTTGCTGATCTACGTGAACGTGGTAGATAGTTTAATTCTTTTGCGTGTGATACAATACTATTACGCTCTTGTGCAGAGTCGAGGAACATCTCGCTTATCGCCATATTATAATAGTAGTTATTATAGAACGTATTATATGCGAGTAAGTCAAGCAATACATTCATGTTCGACCCTTCGAAGTCGTAGTCAGCAAACCTATCTTGATTGCTTAGATAAGTCTTAAGTGCTGACTTCGTTTCAAAGAAGTCTAAATTTTGTACTGGTGATATATTTGCCATTATCTTACCCTATCGATATCGATTGAAAGTGTTTGAGGTGTCTCATTATTTATGACATAGAATACAACGTTTATTCTTACGCTATTAGAGTCAATGTCTCCTAATACTTCTACGTCTTTTAAGCCACAGCGTGGTTCGTATGCTTCAAGTGCTGACTGTATTCTGTCACGCATAATAATAGATGTAACAGGACTTACGTTCTCGAATAGCAATGCTCGTATATCGCTACCAACAAGAGGCTGAAAGAGACGTTCTCCACGATCAGTGAGTAGTATATTCTTAATTGCTTCTTTGACTGAGTTCTCGTTTACTCTACGTGCAATATCATTACGACCAGGCAATAGAGCCAAGTCCTTATGGAAATCACTGTGGATCTCGCTACGTCTTGTAAGAGGTGTTATACTAGCCATTTAATTTGCCTTTTACTTTTATTTATGTTATACTGAACGAAGTTTGTCACGATCATGTCTCGAAACAAGCTCTACCCATCTAGTTGTCTGTGTGCGTGGTACTGGATAATCAGATGGTGTAGTAGGCTCTCCAGCTACCCATGCTCTACGTCCAGCGATGTCTAAGTGAATGAATGTACTATAAACACCAATACCAGTAAAGCCAGCACGTGAGGCAGCAACAACAAACTCTGCTCTCTTCGTATAGTCACCTGTGACTCGTACATCGATTGCTTGTCCTGTCATGTGCTTAGACTTAGATACGCCTCTACCTTTATTGTAATTAGGTGATCTATATGCAGAATTTATCTTGACTTCTATTCCCGTTTGGTCTAATGTACGTAATAGTTTAAACCATACTTCTTTCTGTACTTTCTTATAACCAGCGCCCTTGAGATACTTACCTTCGAAGTCGTTCTGATTTACAACTTGTGGTTCAAATGTGAACTTGCCTGGTATACCATTCTCGTCTAAGGCAGCAATTTGTTTCATCTCATCCATAGATGGACAGGTAGGACATTCGTAATTACCTGATGCTCCCTCTGATACCTCAGCAAGACTTGGTGCTTCGTTGTTGACTTTCTCGTTAGTTTCTGTTATAGTCTTTGCTCGTTCATCAGCAGATATTCTTAATGCACCTGCTTCTACTGCTTTCTTTGTCTCTACAAGACCCGCACTCTTAAGGGCAGCTTGCTCGATTGTCAATGCTGTAGCAAGTTTCTTAATACCATCGACTGGTGCAGTGAGTAGTTCTTGGATGACTTCACTTAACTGGCAGAAACGAAACATCATAAGTGCTACGTTCTCGGCTGTTAATCTTTCGAATTGTGCTACTAGCTTAGACATGAACTTCTCAATAGACTTCTTCAAGCCATCTTTATTGACTTCATCGAAGAATTCTTTGATCTGATCTGCGGCACCTTGTATATGAGCGAATGCAGACTTAGCGGCACACTTAAGATCGTCTGCCATGCCTACGACACTATCTACCACCCCCTGTACCTGCTTCATTAACTGTGCGATTACTTTGTCTACAATCTCTAGTATCGTATCCTTAATCTTCTTTAATACAGCAGTGAGAGTCAACGACTTCGCAAGCTTAATAGGATCCTTCTCTGATAAGTTCTTGATATCAGCTATTAATTCTTGGGCTGTAGAGATAAGAGTAAAGATACCACCAAGTGTGGCAAAGATATTCGCAAACGCACCACATAGTCCACTTGATATAGACTTGCCTAGATTCACGTTTAAGTAATAGTCTAGATCCCCTAGATAGGAATCAATAGGAGTAGAGAGACCTCCACTCATCACGGTAGGCGAATACGCACCTACTGCTAAGAAGATACCATCAATGTCTTGATTATTTGACACAATAAAGTCAGCAATCTCAACAAACGTTAACGGTGCCTGTGAATGTCTATCACTAAGTGTATTATAACTGGAAGTATCGATGTTGTCAAGTAAATTATTCGTAGCATTTGTTAAATCTATGACTGTCTGCCTATTCAATCTCTCAATAGGATTGGCATTAAAGTCTACGAGGCGTGTAAAATCATCGATCTCATTGAACACATCAGAGCCAGCTGTGAGCAACGAAGCGTCAAAGCGAGAGGCTAGAGGTGTTGTTGATTCACATAAAGCTGTCATAGTTCTGTCCTAATTGTTGTAATTTTATTTATCACTTTATTCACCATCTGTAGTATCATCAGGCATACTACTATTCGATGGTGGTGGTTTTCTCGTTCTTAAATTACCTTTAGTTGTATATCCTACAGGAACACGACTTGGAGGTATGTCGCCTGGATCTAATACTTTTGCAGTCTCTTGTATACCAACTTGTATAGGTGAAACTGCTGTAGTAGATTGTAGTAGTTGTGGCGCTAATGATGCTGTCACAGTACCCGTTGCGAGACCGGATGTTGCTCCTGCTGTACCACTACCAATATTTACAAGAGTACCGTCTATATTAACAAGTCCACCTGCTCCTATGCCTAGCTGTGCACCCGATGACAAGTCCATAGTACCAACAGACTTGACTCCTAGGGCAGCTCCAGCGTTAATACCAAGCGCACCAGTAGCATTAATATTCATTGTAGCAAGGGAGCTCATACGTAGAGATGTCCTAGAATCAATATCAATCCCCAGATGACCAGCATCAGGATAAGGCAAAGTTCTCAGTGATACGGATGGCAAGCCTAAACTGTATATCTTAGTGTATGTCTTGCTCGTTAAGTTCATCTGGGCACTATCGAGATGTACGTCACCCCATTCAGCTTTACCATATATGCCACCAAAGTTAATTGGAGTACCAGCTTTCATCTTGATGTTCGCATTAGCGGCTATGTTAACATCATCACTCGTAGCAAAGAGTCCTACTTTACCACCAGATATGTTCGTACCAGCGGCGGCATTGATATTAGCTGTACCTCTTGCTGTGACATTAAAGTTCTCACACTCGATGTCTAGATCACCATTAATC